GGCTTGGAACCGGAGCCCCTCCAATCGTTAGAGTCGGGCTGTACACTCTGGACAGGATGACATATGCAAGAGGCACCGGAGATTTGTACTCTGAAGATATTGCTACCTACGAAGACTCTGCTCTTGTTGGCATGGGTGGCATGGACATTTGAATCAAATGCGTTTGTGCATTAACTCGGCCATCTCTTTGTACGCTTCCGCCATTTCACCGACTTCACTAACCAACTCTTTCAGAATTTGCAACAAATGAATTTCAAAGTCACTCATTCTTCTCGCCTCTCTAAGATATCTAGCATCTCTTCTAATGCGTTTGCAATTCTACACACCGCACAAAAAGTTTCAGAAAAAGGAATTCCATTTGGAAGAACATAAATTACACTGTGACAACTTGCACAGTCATCACTGAGTCTATCAACTATCATTCATCATACCTCCCCATTAGCTGATTGATTAATCTCATCAATTGAAACTGGTCATTATCGTGATGTAGCGTGTAAATGACTGAGCGTAATTCTCTATACTCTTCTTCATTCATTCTTCCACCGTCCTATATTTATGGTCAATCACTTGTGCTTGCCATAGTTGAATGGCAGCTGATACCCTTGAGCTCTTGAGTCCCTTCTCCCAGTTTCGGTATATGTCATACGCTTTGTCGTTCATGCTTATCGTGACTATTGGCATATTAGACCCTAAAGGCTCCTTCTTTATAGTGTTTATTATTATTTACGCTATAAAAAGAGGCCCCTACTGGGGGTTTTTTGCCGAGATTACATAAAGGGACGACTGACGGTGGGAGGTTGGTTGGGGTTGTGAACAGGTTCGGGGGCCCTACTAAAGCCGGCTTCGCCGTATTCAAGATAGAATCCGTTTACTTTATACACCGAGTTTACTTACGGATACTATGGCAACTGCAAAGACTGGCTCTTTTTACCTAACCGAAACCGTAACATTGGCGGCAGCTGCTCCTGATGGGACAAGAGTTCAAGGGACTGTTGACTTGGGTGCTTATGTGAATGTACCAACAGGTCAAGCAATCGCTATTGACTCTGTGGATTTCATTTATCAAGGTGGTTCAGACTTTGGAAGTCCAGCCTCTCAATTCACTGTTGGTAATGGTGCATTACATGTTCAACTCACTGACGGGAATCCCGATACCGAGTTAATCATTGCAAATGACCACTCTCTCATTGCATCGGGTTCACTAAACATCGACCATGTCAATAACATCGTTTCCCACATGGCTGACCTTTATCCTGATAACTTCGGTCCTAATGCACTCTCAGAGTCTTTTATGGTGGTTAATGATACCCTATTCCTTGTTGGTGCAGTTGATGCAACTGCTATCAGCGTAGGGCCAGTAAATGTGACAGCAAGAATTCGCTGCCGGGTAGTCAAATTGTCAACCAAAGACTGGATGGCCATAGCTATTCAGAGTACAGCCTCCGATAACTGAGGCGGTATAATGGTTGAAGTCAAAGGTACTCTTGAGGAATTGCGGGCTCTTTTTATTGGGGCCGCCCTAGCTGAAGGAAAGCGTCAAGTCAAAAAGGCTGGTAAAGATGTGGTTAAAAAGGGTGTTAAATCTGGTTCTAAGCGTGTTAAGTCTGCTTGGCAGAAGTATATGGCCAATCCGGCAAACCAAATCAAGTTTAAGTCTGGCCCTAAGAAAGGGAGACTCAATCTCAAGCGAATGGCAACTGCATATAGGCGCGGACATAAAGCACGAGGTCGGGGAAGATGAGTGAAGATGGTACAGGTGCATTGACTGGTCGTCGCTTGATGACTAAGGAGTTCATGAATTACAAATGGTCTTGGGATGATGGTCCATATCCCGGACAACCTTTGGCTAATTCCTTTGACCAGAACGATTGGGTAATAGGGGGGGGGACTCAAGCATGGCTCTCCTCAGAGACTTACATTGACCTATCAGGTTACAATAGAGACGACTTGACCACCTTCCCTAATCAAATAAGCATACAAGAATCTGGCTCCTTTAGAATGGTAGAAGATGGATCCAGTGCTGAAACTGGAGCAATAGTCTTAGACATCATCACTGAAGAGAAGTTGCCCGATGGAGGTAGTACTAAGTTTCAGGAAGTTGTAACCAATGTGTTGAATCAAGAGGTAGTACCTGGTTTCCATATGGGGCCATTGGAGTTCCAGCAAATCATTTACGGACGAATGAGAATGTTCGGTCACGATAATGCTGTATGGACTGCAACCCAAGGAAACCTCACTTTACTTAATGAAACGCAATTCGGTTCAGGTTCACCCACAACAGCTGCAAAACTATGGTGTACTCGGATTGTAATTCCATTAGGTGAATATCTTTTGTCGGGTTCATTTGTCATTGTTCCAGCAGCACGATATATTCTGTCTGCAACTATTGGGAAAGAAGCCGACCGAGAATATCTAATGCGCCTTCACCGTAGTTACGAGTTGGGGACCGCATGATTCGCTGGTCCTTTTGGATTGACTCTTGGGAGCATCCCTTCTCCACTTGGAGTAGCAACGCATCTGTCAAAGCATTTGTCGAACCGGTACCAACCATTCGAGACTATCTTCCGCCACCTAAACTCCCACCGACTCCACCAGCTGCAGTAATCCCTGTAGCTGAACCTAAACGGGAGTCTTCTACTTCTTGGGATTGGTCCAAATTTCGTGTTCCCATCTTCGAGCAAGGATATACTCGATTGCGATTGCCTCAAGCTGTGACGGGCGGTGATGATAGTTATTATTCCCCTGCACAATTACGCTTAAGAAAATGGCTGTATGATAGACCATGGCTTGGAACCGGAGCCCCTCCAATCGTTAGAGTCGGGCTGTACACTCTGGACAGGATGACATATGCAAGAGGCACCGGAGATTTGTACTCTGAAGATATTGCTACCTACGAAGACTCTGCTCTTGTTGGC